CCCGCTGGGCCGGCAGGGGGCCGCAGCCGCAAAACCTGACGCGCACGCCGAAGGTGATGGAGATTGATGACGCGGGCGACGCCGGCAGGCTGATCGAGGTGGCGCGCGTCATCGAGACGGGGAATTACTCGGACCTGAAACTGTTGGTCGAGGAACCGATGACGGCGCTGGCCGGATCGGTGCGCAGCAGTTTTCAGGCGCCCGAGGGCTATCATTTCACGGTCTGCGATCTGTCCGCCATCGAAAGCGCGGTGATCGCTTGGCTGTCGCGCTGCGAGCGTTTGCTGGACGTGTTCCGTACCGGCCGCGATCCTTACCTCGATTTCGGTGTCGAACTGTTTGGCGTGCCTTACGAGCAAATCACGCGGGCGATGCGGTCGATCTGCAAGCCCGCCGTGCTGGGGTGCGGCTACCAGTTGGGCGGCGGCATGTTGCGCGAGGGCAAACGCACCGGTCTGTGGGGCTACGCCGAGGCGATGGGCGTGGAGATCACCAAGGAGGAAGCGCACCGACAGGTCGCGCTGTTCCGCGAGATTTATCCTGAACTGCCAACGTTCTGGGCCAACCTGGAGACCGCCGCCCGCTCCGCGCTGATGGGGCGGCCGATGACGGTCGGCGGGCTGATCCGCTTCGCCATGGACGGGCCATTCCTGACCGCGCGCCTGCCGTCCGGTCGGAAGATGTACTACTACAAGCCGCGCGTCATCGACCGTGAGTTTGAGCGCGAAGACGGAACGAAATACACGCGCCGCGTCATGTCCTACATGGGCATGGCGCAAATGTCCCACCGCTGGGGTAGGGTATCCACCAGCGGCGGCAAGCAGGCCGAGAACGTCGTGCAGGCGACGGCGCGGGACATCCTGGCGCTGGGGATGCGCCGGGCTCACGCCGAGGGCTTTCCAATCGTCGGCAGCGTGCATGACGAAATCATTTCGCTAACGAGGATTGGCGACAACCGGCGGACACTGGAACGGTTGAACCGCTGCATGACGGACGAGATCATCTGGGCGAGCGGTCTGCCGCTCAAGGCGGCGGGATATGTCCACCCCATCTACCGGAAGGATAGTTAAGGTGATCACGTGGGAGTGAGATGCGCCTACTGCGGCGTCGCGCTTGTGAACAACGGCGGACGACGTGTTGGGTCGAACCAACGCATGGCCACGCGGGACCACATTCTGCCGAAGTGCGAGGGCGGTAGTCTCTACCTGGGGTGGAGCATCTGGCCGCCATCGTTGCGGGTGAGGAATTGGAAATGGGCCTGCCAAGATTGCAACGGGCTGCGCGCGGCATGTGGTCATTGCATCGGCGCGATGGCGTGCGTGCAGGCGGTCGCCAAGTCGGTGAACATGCGGCCGAACGTTGTGTTGCGTGCATGGAACAAAGGTATCAGGGGCGCGGCGTCGCTCCATCTGGTGAAAGGACGAACGCGTGAGCGATCCTATTAGGGCCATGGCGGCGGCGCGGTTCCCGGAGATGCCGCCCTCCCGTCTGGATGAATGGCTGCGCCAGCCCGGAATGCGGGAGGCGCTACAGGCGCAGGTTGACGCGTATCTGTCGGCGTTCGCCAAGGTCATGGGCAAGAGAGGCGGTGACGCTCGCGCGGCGAAGCTGACGCCCGGCCAGCGCACCAAGATCGCCCAGCAGGCCGCGAATGTCCGCTGGCACGGACGCGAGGCGACGCCATGAGCGCGGTCAACCATCCGCCGCACTACGGCGGCAAGGACGATCCGTACGAGGCGATCAAGGTAATCGAGGCGTGGGGACTGGGCTTCAACCTGGGGAACTGCGTCAAGTACCTCTGTCGTGCCGGCAAGAAAGGTGACCTGATCACCGATCTGCAAAAAGCGAGATTTTATCTCGAACGTGAGATCGCGAACCAATCAATACGGGAGAGCGCCAAATGAACACCGTCGATGAGATCACCGCCGCGATCAACGCCAAGGGTTGGTTCGTCAACAACTTGTTTCAGATCGCGGATGTCTGGCGGTGCAACCTCCAAAAGCGCAAGACGAACGGAGCGACCGAAGCCATCTTCACCGAGTTCGCGGATGGCAAGACCGCTGTCGAGGCACTGTCCGCCGCCGCGTGGAACGCCAACGCTCGCGCGCCCGAGGTGGACAAGAAGATCGGCCGATCCGATATTGTTGACACGCTCACAGGCGGTCAGATGAAACGGCTGATCCTACCGATGGCCAATCTGACCGCCGCGTTGAAGGTAAGGACCGATGGGACCCGAGGCAAGGATTGAACGAGCCATCCGTCAGGAGGCTATCCGCGCCGGGTGGGTGGTGCGCAAGCTCGCCTTCCCCGGCACGCGCGGGGCGCCCGACCGCATCTTTGGCAAGGGAGGCCGAGCGGTGTTGATCGAGTTCAAGAGCGCCCACGGGTGTTCCTCGGTGCAGCAGGTTCGCCGGTTCCGCGAACTGCGCGAGGTGTTCGGCTTCGAGGTGTGGTTGTGTGCTTCGGTCGAGCGTGGCCGAGAAATCTTGGGTCTTAATGGAGGTGTGTGATGTTGGCGAGTACGAAACCGAAACAACGTGCCGCTCTGGCGGAAATCGTCGAGATGTTGCGCGGGAAGAACCCTGATCCTTTGCGGGCGGCCACGATGATCGAGATCGTGTTGAAGCAAATGCACAACCGCGTCTCACCGCGCGCCCGCACGACTTCGGTGCAGATCACGCCCGAGGTGCGTGAGCATATTCGTTCACTGCGGCGTAACGACCGCCGGCTGCCCCAGCACGAGATTGGGCGGCTTGTGGGCACCAACCAGGGCCGAGTAAGCGAAACGCTTTCCGGCAAACGGGTTTAGTGACGAAAGCCTTTCGCAAAGACCTCGACCGCCGGGCCGCCCGCGTCAGACATGACGCGGGCGATCTGCGTCCGTATCAAACCAACACGATCATTCCGTTCATGGTGGCGCACCCGTACAGCGGCGTGTTCGTGGACATGGGCCTCGGCAAGACAATCTCGTCGTTGACGGTGGCGAATGAACTGCTGGAGCGTGATTTGGGCTCACGCATCCTGATCATCGCGCCCTTGCGTGTCGCGGTGCAGACGTGGCCCACGGAGATCAGCCAGTGGGAGCATACGTGGTGGATGCGGCCGACGCTGATCCGGCCCGAGATGCACGGCACGACCACGCTCCAGCGTGAGTTGCAGAAGCGCCGGCTCGCCTCCACGCCGAACTCGATCCACATTATCAACCGCGAGGCGACGAAATGGCTGGTGGACTTCCACGGCAAGAACTGGCCGTACGACGTGGTGATCGTGGACGAGTCCACCTCGTTCGCCGACCACCGGACGCAGCGGTGGAAGGCGCTCAACTCGGTGCGCGGCAAGATCAAACGGCTGCACCTGTTGAGCGGCATCCCGGCGCCCGAGGGCATCGAGCAGTTCTTCGCCCAGGTCTACCTGCTGGACCGTGGCGAGCGGTTCGGCAAGAGCATTACCGCGTTCCGTGAAAGGTTCCTGATCAACAACCCATACAAGCGGACGTGGACGGCGCGGCCGGGCGCGGACAAGGAGGTGGCGGCGTTGATCGCGCCGATCAGCCTGATCATGCGCGAGGAAGACTATCTGGACCTCGCCAAGCCCATCGTGGTCGAACGGCCGATCGTGCTGGAGCCGGACGAATTGCGCCAGTATCGCAAGTTCGAGCGGGACCTGGTACTCCAGATCGATGACGTGGAGATCGAGGCCGAGAGCGGCGCGGCCCTGGCCCAGAAGTTGCTGCAGTACGCCAGCGGGGCGGTCTACGACGCCGAGCACCAGTGGCACGTCGCGCACGACCACAAGCTGGAGGAACTGCGCCAAATCGTCGAGGAAGCCCAGGGCACCCCGCTGCTGGTCGCCTACTGGCACCGCTCGTCCCTGGCCCGGCTTGCGAAAGCCTTTCCGAAGGCGGTCAAGATGGACCGCGAGGGGACGTGCGTCGATGCGTGGAACGCGGGCAAGATCGATATGCTTCTGGTTCACCCTCGCAGTGCTGGCCATGGTCTCAACATGCAGCTTGGTCCTGGGCACACGCTGATCTTTTTCGACAATCCGTTGCCGTTGGAAAACTATCTCCAGACCATCGCCCGGCTGGCCCGGTCAGGGCAGAAGCGCGTTGTCAAGGTGTTCCATCTGGTGACGCTCGGTACGCTGGACGCCACCGTGGTGCCGGTGCTACGCGGGAAGGACGATGCACAGGATACCGTGCGAAAGTACATTCGCGATCTTAGGAAGGAGTGGACAGACCGTCATGGATTACAGGGTGGAGTTCGACCCGAAATCGAGACTGTTTCCGTGGCGCGTGACCACGCCCGGAAGGATCGCCGCCTTTCATTCGCGTGAAGCGGCCGAGAAGGGTTTGGCGATGTTCATGCGGAACGACGGCGTCGCCCCTATGCACGATCTGTTTGAACAGGATGGAGACGCTGGTGTCGGTATCGAGTAGCACGAACCCAATCATCACGCACGGCGCGACGGATCGCGACCTGAGCGCGATGTTCCGCCTCGACCGGCGCGACGTGCAATCCCGGATTGGCGATCTGCCGCCCACCGGACAGCGGGCCGGGCTTGACATCTGGCGCATCCGCGACGCGGCGCCGCGGCTGATCCGGCTTAGTGATGACGATCCCGAGATGGTGAGGCGCATCCTGACGATGCACCACGCCAACCTGCCCAAGATGCTGTCCAAGGAGTTCTGGTATGGCCAGAACCAGCGGCTCAACTACCTT